GGACGACGGCTCTCCCAAGAAGCGTGCATCCCTTGTGAGTTACATGGATGCCATCAAGAACAGCGATGTCGCAAGGCTTCCGGCGGGGGCTCCCCTCACCTACAGAACCCGAATGCTCCTCCTTGAGACGAAGCGCTACTACGGAATTGAGGTGGATGCCATCTGCATGGGCAACGACGAGGAGATGAGGGTGATGGGCATCACCACCAAGACCGTGGAACAGAGCGTGAAGATTCAACCCTTCGTGGATGAACTCAAGGCGGGGGAGTGGGTTCCCTATGCGGACATCCTCAAGAATAGCTTCGGAAGCAGCTCCGTTCTGAAAAGGGCAAATGAAGCCATAGAGGCAAAGTTAAAGAGGTAAGTTCATGAATAATAAGAAATGGAAGAAATCTATGATGTTGTGGCAAAGTGTTACGCGGATTTTGAGAAAAAACTCAAGTCAGAGTGCAAGAAGAGGAAATGGGAATTGGATTTCAAAAATAACAAGATAAATTCCATAAACGGTAAAGATGGAAGGTTATTCGCTTACAAATTCAACAAAGACTACATTGACATTGAAGAAGATTGGTACATGAGACTGGACTACGGTTTCAGCGAATGGCATTACGCACCGAGGCATGACGAGTGTGATAGAATGTACGAAGCCATGTTCGAGGGAGCCATCGTCGGAAATGACAAGGAATACCCCTTCAGTTTCAGCGGAGAATTGTTTCACTGCCACAACAGCGGTGAGAATGAAACCAGTGGATGGTTTTTTGAAATGGAGGGAAAGGACGAGATCCCATGTTGGGATCAAATAAATGAAGAAATGGAGTATTACATTGTTCATGAAATGTGATTGCGCCAACCTTAAAATTAGTAAAAACTCTTCTTCTTTTAGAATGCCTCTCACCATAGAGGATGTACAAAAGGTTGACATGAGGAAGAGAGAGCTTAAGAAACGCCTCTATAAGGAATTATACGAACGCGCGAGTTCCAAGGTCAGGGAGATAGCCAAGATGGGTCTCCACGAAACTTGGGTCACCATACCATCGTTCCTTATGGGGTATCCGTCGTTTGATTTGGAAATGGCAACCATCTACATAGAGAGGCAGTTCAGAAACGGCGGATTCTATGTGAAAAATTATGGTCAGGGACAACTTTTCATCTCGTGGTATCTGGATCCCAAGAAGAAGATGAAGAAGAAGGAAGAACCCTTCAGACCACAACCTCCCAAGAAGGAAGACCCCTACGACCTAAGCGTGCTGGTCAATCTCAAAAAGTCCGCGGACAAATATAAGAACTTTAAATAGGTTTGAACTAATAATGGACAACCTTAACGTTCTCGTGGAAGCCAAAAAGGAGTTGCTCGCACAGCTCACCAACACGATCATCCCCAACGCACTTAACTGCATGGAGAACCTCTACATGGAGGCCAAGCAGGAGTCCAAGGGAACAAAGACGCTCAAGTTGTTTCAGGAGAACCTCGCGGACATCCCCAAGTGGAATAACTACCAGATCGAGGGCGAGGTGGCCAAGTGCGTGGACACCTGCGGAGGGTGCCTCGACGAGATGGTAGCAGCCGTGTTCGTTGCAACGGTCAAGATCATTTCGTCCGTCCGCCTCTCCAAGGATTCCAGAAAGGTTAAGCTCAAGATTCCCCCCAACGATGTATTCATCCTTGGCGTCTACACCAACATCGCCAAGCGCATCTACGAGGATCCCTATGTGTTTCAGGACATGAATCGCACGGAACGCACCAAGGAACTCTACAAGAGGATGGATGGCGTCATGGAGGAGACCGTGAAGGGCATGCTTCCCCTAAACCAGATACTGAAGACCTACCTGAACAAGAATCCCACGGAAATGATGAACACACCCACCGAAACCGAGGTGGGAGGTGACGATTCAGACGACGAGGGATTTCCCGGAACCGCAGAGCACCCCATTGACGGAGAGGGTTCTCCCGGTATGGACGAGGGTGAAGGGTCAACTGGCGGAGATGATGAAAACAACGAAGAGGGTATCGCAAATGACATCGGGGCGGGTGAAGAAATGGAAGAAGAAGAGACTAAGACAATTCCCGTATTCAAGGACAAGTTGGGACAACCCAAAAGTGCACCAGAATCCGCCGTTGCAGACGACAACGATGACGACGGGGAAGACTTCATCAACTCGGGTGCAAGTCGTTAAAACGATAAAATTCTATTTGCCGTTATTAGTATATGTTAAGTGATTCATTGAAAAACCCTTTCATTTCGGGACTGCTCGGTGCGGTCATCACAATGCTTTACATCCATCTTGTGGGAAAGATGAACAAGGAACCCGTCAGGAATGCAGACATGATAAAGCCAGCCATCTTGAACGGCATTCTCGTGGGAATGATCGTATTCTTGGGAATATCCCAGAAGGAAGAGATTTACGAGACACCCTATCCGGAACCAGGGGTGCGTATGTAATTAATTAAATATATACAAGCTATTAGTAATAACATGGCCAGCGTAGAGACCTTCAATGAGCTACTGCTTCAGTTCGTTGACGAGCTTGCATTCACTTTTCCAGAGAATACAATCGTGAAGACCTATCGCACCACGGTCTCAAGTCTTATCAAGAAGGACCCCGGAGTCTGCCTCCAAACATTCGTGCAGAATGTCAAGCCCCATGAGGACCTCATCCGCAATCAGGACGAGCGCATCTTCGAGGAGTTCTCCAAAAACTATGGAATCCTGAAGTCCCTCGACTTGGAGACCCTTTGGAAGTCAGAGCTGTCTGAGAAGAGCCGGTCTGCCATCTGGCAGTATGTTCAGGGACTCTATGTGCTTGGAAGCAACTGCGATCCCAAGGAGGTCGAACGATCTAGGAAGACAGACATGGATTTCTCACCCGAGGTTCTTCAGAATGCACTATCCAATTTCAACGTGGATGGTGGCGAACCGCTAGCAGACATGATGAAGAATCTGTCCAACCCCGAGTTCATGGAAAAGATCAATAAAACAGTGGAGGAACAATTTGGTGATGGTAACGGGGGAATAGATGAGAGCAAAATCATGAAAATGATGGCACCTTTGATGGGTAACCTAGGGAAGATGTTTCAAGCACCGGCTCATGGAAAGCTCGATTAATTAAATAGATAATTAGATAAGTGTCGAGATGAAGACCTGTTCGAAGTGTAAATTGGAATTGCCATTCGAACAGTTCAGCAAAGATAAGTCAAAAAAGGATGGGCTTAGAGGCGATTGTAAGGTGTGTAGCAGTGAATATCAAAAGAAATACCATAAAGAAAACAAAGACAAAGTAAAAGAAAATAGAAAGAAATACTACGAAGAGCACAAGGAAGATATAAGTGAACAGCAAAAGAAATACTACGAAGAGCACAAGGAGGATATAAGTGAATATCAAAAGAAATACCGTGAAGAAAACAAAGACAAAGTAAAAGAAAATAAAAAGAAATACTATGAAGAGCACAAGGAGGATATAAGTGAACAGCAAAAGAAATACCGTGAAGAAAACAAGGAGGATATAAGTGAATGGAGAAAGAAATACTACAAAGAAAACAAGGAGAAGATAAGCGAAAGGATAAAGAAATGCCGAGAAGAGCACAAGGATAAAATTAGAGAATGCCAAAAGAAATACCGTGAAGAAAATAAGGAAAAGTTGAGTGAATGGAGAAAGAAATACCGTAAAGAAAATAAGGAGAGTATAAATGAGAAGGCAAATAAATACAATAAAAAAAGAAGGAAGACGGACGAAGGATATAGGATACTCGGATGTCTTCGAAGCCGATTACGCAACGCCCTCAAAGGAACAAATAAATCCGCATCCACCATGGAGTTGGTTGGGTGTTCCATCGAATTTCTGAGGGACTACCTCGATAATACCAAGGTGGAGGGTAAGGACTACTCGGATGCGCATGTCGACCACATTAAACCGTGTGCCTCCTTCGACCTGACAGACCCAGAACAGCAGAGGGAGTGCTTCCACTACACCAACCTCCAATACCTTCCAGCCAAGGAAAACATTTCAAAGGGCACACGATTGGAATATAATATTTAATACTAATAGTAAAGAATGCAAGAGCAACCTTGGTTCAAAAATCCTTTACACCTCGCCGCCCGCAATCGGATTCATGTTTTTTGGCCGCTGGCTAAGCAAGATCCCGTGGAGAGGCTTAACGCGGCCACCCGGTTTATCATCTATGCATTGTGTATATTATATCTGATAAACAGGGACGTCCGTGTGGTGTATCTCGGATTGACGGTCATCTTGGTCATGGCGACGATGTTCATAGTCGGGGGCGTAAAGCTAAAAGAAGGCATGCGCCCGGCGTCTTTCATGGACGAGGGTTCCCTTTACAGTCCTAACAACGACAGGTGCACTCAGCCCACGATTGACAATCCCATGGGTAACGTTTTGATGAATGAATACACCGATAACGCAAAACGTCCGGCAGCCTGCTATTACCCTACGGTGAAGGACAAGGTGAAGAGTCTGTTGAAGCAGAATGTTCCCACAGACCAGGCAGATATCTATTCCAGCCGGAATCAGTCGTTCCGTGCCTTTTACAGCACGCCCTCCACCACCATCCCCAACGATCAGGAGGCATTCGCGAGGGCAGCCTATGGTTCCGTGGTGGACAAGACCTGCCGAAACGATGACGGTTCGTGCTACCCCGATACGGGTTCCATGTTCGGACAGTCGCGCATGCCCGAGGGGGTTCACCTTCGGGGAACTTTCGGAAGTGGCGTCGCTTCCAGTTAAAATATTGAGTGATAGTAATATGAGCAAGGCGCTTAATACTTCTAACCATGTTCTTGACCCAGATGCTCTTCCCAGTGACTGTGCCACGAATTGGGTTCTCGCACCTCCGGAAGTCACCAACCTCAACTACGCAGGTTCCGGCAGGGCAAGCACGCCCATCTATGGAACCGCTCCTTATATGGGCGGAAAGGGTGCACCCGGTAATCTGATCATCGTGGAGGACATGCTGAGACCTCAGTCGACCTCTTATTTTAAGAAGGGTTACCAAGGTCGCCCCTACGACACGCTGTCAAACATGTCGTGCTCGGTTCCTCTTCGGACTCCAGACGCCAACCCCACGAGCACGCGCGCTGACACACAGAATGTGATGTTCTCAAGGAGATATAATTGAATAGATGTATAGAAAAGTCGAAATAAGACTTGTTCGAGGTGTAAATTGAATATACAATTCGAACATTTCTCTAATAAAAATCTCTTTAGATTGTAATATGGACCCTCTGAGTCTGGTGTCTTTACTAGGTATTGCAGTAGCTGGAAGACAACTTGCAAATGGGAGTGATCGTAAGGAAGGTTATGTGAACGAGCCCGTCCCCAACCGTGAAACCATGCCCTTTTTTGGAAGGAACATCAACACGCCTGGGGACAATCTCTCTGCCGTGACGAACAACTTTTCTGGAAATTTCAATCCCAATGAGCCCATGGGTGGGATCAGGAATCCCAAAAAGGAGATCGTGGCTTCCATGGGGGACTCGGCACCCAATGTGCAGTATCCCTTTGGTCAGCCCGTCTACAATCTGTACAACCGTCAGAATGTCAGTAGCCGCATGAACAATCTTTC